TAAAATTATGTCCGTTGATACTCAAAAGTACGTCGAGTTCGTCAAGCAAACTACCAGTGCTCCTAGTCTGGACTATCCTGTCTTGTCTGCTCGACTGTCTGAACTTGAAGCAAATGACTGCAATGTCACTCAGTTGATGACTGCTGCTTTTGGTCTTTCTGCTGAAGCGGGTGAGTTCACTGAAGTTGTAAAAAAGATTGTCTTCCAAGGCAAACCTTACAATGAAGAGAATGCATTTCACATGAAGCGTGAATTGGGAGATATCATGTGGTATCTGTCTCAAGCGTGTATGGCACTTGACATTAGCATTGAAGAAGTTATTCAAATGAACTTTGAGAAGCTCAGTGCTCGCTATCCTGAAGGTGCATTTAGTATTGAGCGTTCTGAGAATCGTGTTGAAGGTGATCTCTGAATGTCCAACTTTATTCCATCTCAAGATATTAGTACAAAGTTATCTTTATTGAATACTTATCACGATACTATTCTTAAAGAATATCGTGCTAATATTTCTGAGTTGGAATTTAGAGACTTTACAAACGAACAAAATTATTACATCAGTAAATTCAAGCAAGGATATCCAATTGGATATGATACTTATTATAAAGCACGCTTGAAGTCTGACAAGTTGGGGTGGCATATAGCACCCCTTTTTGCTGAGCAAAAATTATATACGTTAAACACAAAAAGACTTCCTACCCTTACATCAGTTCTTGATCAAATCGGATTTACTGATGTTTGTGCTATCAATGTATTAGACCCAGGACAGTCTTTGAATTGGCACATTGATAAAGATTACATACCTGGAGTTCAGTTACTCAGAATAATTTGGGGTATGGATATTAGTGAGGGGTCAAGTATTCAAATTTTGAATGATAATTATAGTGTAGAGACAAAGATAATGAAGAACAAAGAGTTCTATATCTTTCATCCTCAGTCGCGGCATAGAGTTGAGAATCTTGGGGATAATCCTCGCGCTGTTGTCTGTATAGACTACATTACTGATGATAAATATAGAAAGTCTGGCATATTGTAATGGCTAAAGAATACAAGACTAGTGTAACTCTACCATTGACAAAAGAATTGGTGGGTAAGGTTCTTAAGAAGACTAAATTTAAAAATCTTGATGAATATTTAAATGCAAAACTCCAGGAAGATCTGGAAAGATTAACTTGATACGATTATAAATATTATTATATCCTGACAGATATGAAGAAGTTTTCGCAATACATTGACGAAACAAGATCCCTTGCCTCTATTCAAGGTAAGAGACTTGGTTTAGTGCCCGATGGGCATGGATCTTTTCATGACAAAAAAACTGGCGAATTCATTGCGAAGAATGTTGGTGGTAAACTAAAGTTTTATAACCAGAACCAAATTCTTGGTGAACCTGATCCACCACAAAAAAGAACTCAAAATAATCAGAGACCAGTAGCAACACAAACTTCTAAAAAGAAGACAAAAAATAGTGTAACTACTGAAGTTCCAGAACAACTCACTCGTAAACAAGAGCAAGAACTTAGAGAAAAGTATATTGCTGGTGAGATTTTTTGTGAAGGATCCTTTGTACATAACATCAAGACAGACCAGATCGGAAAGATTGTCCGTAGAGGTACAAATCATCTTATCTGTGTAACATCTGAAGATGTTATGTTCAAGTCTTGGATTAGAGATGTTCGTGAATGGACTGAAGTATCGGGGGTTCCTGCCGATCAAAGACTAGTCGGAACGGATGCTCACAGAGAGTATGCCATGAGAATGACTGGAACAAAGAAAATCAGGAATTTCATAAATAAATACAAGGCAAAAAAGAAGCATTAGAGTAATGGCAAACCTTAAGCATGTTGTCTCTGATCTTCATCAGGTATACCTGGCGGAGATGGAAGCAAAGATTAAACCCCAGTTAGATAAGTCTTCTGCATCTTCCAGCGGATCGGGTGACGGTGAGAAGAAAGATTCTGCTGGTGGTGGCGGGGACAATGTTCAGAAGGCAGCGAGACAGCTTGCTTATGACACCAGATATAAAGCAAGAAGGGAAGGTATTCCTTTAGAGAGAGCATTTACTCAGTCTGTTCAGAACTCTAGCGCACCTGCTCCCGTTAAAGATGCTGCTAAGTCGATGCTCTTTAAAGGTGGTGATAAGAATGAATCTTTTGAGATTGAAGAAGCAAGAAAGGGTGATAAAGAAAAAGTTAGAGTTACTCCCAAGAAGGGATACGGTGATGCTAAAGGATATGTAAGATTTGCTGATGCTAAAAAGAAGCATGAATTGAGAGCAAACCCTCAAATTCAATCTGTAACTCCTACAGATCATGGTGACGCTTATGAGGGTGAGGATGATAAGAAGAAGTCTAAGAAAAAGTCTGGTAAACTTGATCCAGTAGGTCAGGAAGACGGTGATGTAAACAATGACGGTAAGAAGGATTCTTCTGACAAGTACCTCATGAAGCGCCGTAAGGCAATTGGTAAGGCAATTGCCAAAACCAAAAAAGAAGAGTTCTCTAATTGGAAGGCAGAACTTGGTCTTGAAGAAGAGACCATGGTCGAAGTTGCTGGAGAAGAGAAGTCAAAAAAGATCACTGAGAAGAACGTAAAGAACAAGATTGAGATTCATCCTGATCTCAAAGAAGGCATCGCTAAACTCGGCGGCGAAGTTCTTGAGGTTGAAGAAGTTGAAGTAGATGAGGTCTACAAGGGCAAGCACGGTCAGTCCGATAAAGAGTATGCTGACTCCCGCTCCCAGGGTGGTAAGATGGTCTCTGGTGACTCTAAGCAATCTGGTGCTGAATACACCCATGGTCGCAGAGTCAAGGCAGCAAATCCTGGAATGCAACCTGATGTAGGTGGCAAGACCAAACCCAAGTCTCAGGGTAAGATGGATCGTGGCACTCGTGCTGATCTTCAATACCGTAAGGCAAACTTGACCAAGAAAGAAGAAGTTGAGCAGATTGGTGAAGAGAGACCTGTAGATAGACTTGATCGTTTAAACAGGGAAAGAATCGCTAAGCAGAAGGCAGCAAAAGATGCTGAGACTGCAAAGAGAGATCAACGTATTTCTGATTTCAAAAGTTTTAGAGCAGGTGAACGCGCTAAGGGAACTCGTCACGATCACATCCTTGACAAGTGGCAACAGAAGAAGATTGCTGCTGACAAAGCAAAAAAGCAGTAGGCGAGGCGGCACAACCTAGTGCTTCCTCGCTAAGAGCAAAACAACAGGACACTGAGCGTCAGCAAATGCAGAATGCAAGAGCTGAACTTGAGACTACAAGAGCAAATGCTGGTCAGGCAAAGATTCAAGCAAGGAAGGATGAGAAGGCACTTAACGATAAAATTCGTTCTATTGCCAGAGAGGAAGCCGAACTAGATGAGCGTACTCGTTACGCTAAAGAGACTGGCAAGGATCCTCAAACAGGTAAACCATCAGTAAAAGGTGGACAAAAACCAGATCCAGCATTTGCTAAAGTCTCTGCTGAACTGCGTAAGACTGGTGGAATGATGTCCTCCAGAAAAAAACCCATCCAACCGCAAGGTAAGAAAAAGGAAAAGGGTAAGAAGGGTTACCAGGGAGTGACTCCTGTTGATAGAATCAAAGGTCAACTTGCAAGGAAGAGAGCACCCAAACCTGATATTGGGTCTCGCTTTGATTAATTAAAAAATCCTTAAGTCTGCTATATAGTCTGTACGGCAGACTGAGGACATTATGCTTGCATTCCTTCTTCCATTAGCACAAAAAATCATTGTAGATGCAGTTGCTAAGATCCCCGATAACGAGGAACTGGGCGAAAAACTGATTGAAATTTGCCTGATCATCCTGGGCAAAGCGGTTAAATTGACCAAGACAGACATGGATGATAGGTTACTTGCGAAGGTAACTGAGGCGATGAAAGCTCGCTGATAATTGATCCCAGGGGAGCGTTGCTCCCCTCTCTTGTACGGGATGGTTTTTATAAATAAAAAAAGGTAACTGAATTTTACGGACAGTAAGACATGGCACTCTGGGGAAATAGTGATAACGTAACCTCTGCAGGAACAGTAACCCTGAACTACGCGACTGGTATCTGTACTGGATCCAATACTGCATTTGGCGATGCAGGTAGTGCTCAGGAAGGTGATGTGATCAGATTCGGTGATCGCAGCGGTACTTATTTTGGTGATGCTGTAATCGTTAGCATCGCAAGCACAACTCAATTGACCATTGGATCGACCGCAGGACTTAGTGGTGTAGCAATTGCTGCTACTTCATTTACAGTTTCACAGTGCCCTGTTAGCTCTATCGGTGATGTCACCTTCAGTGAAGGTGCTTCTGGTACAGAGGACAAGGTTGTATACGGTGTTGCTGCTGAAGGCGTAGATGCTACAACTACCAGTAAGTATGCGGTAGATCATGGTGGTTGGGTTGGTGTTACAACCTATGTTGACCAGCACGGTGAACTGAGAGTCAAGAAGGAAGTTCTTGTTGCGATGTCTGGCATCACAACTGGCAACGCTCCTGTATATGACGCGGATCCACTGGGTTGATATATGATATAGATTATGCAATTTAATGAGTTGAATGAAGATAACTTCCTTCTCTTTGCAATAAAAAATTATGAAAATCCCCAAGCGGTAACAAAAGAGGATTTTGATAAAGACTTAAATCATTTTAAGTATATAAAGAGATTGTTGAAGAGGTATCGCAATACGGGTCAATTAAAGACTCATTTGCTTATAAACCATTTTATAGTTCTGTATAATATATTTGGAGAAGCAGCAACGCCAATGCTCTTCTACAAAATAGAGAGAGATCTGTGGGATGTTATGAAGACATTCATAATTTTTTTGAATCGTCTCCCAGAGTACCCTAAGACATATATTCATGACATCCCAGTTGATATTAACTGTCTGTCCGAGTTAAGAAAGGTCTATACTAATGCAGATTGACAAGATCATTCAAATGATTCGTGAATCTATGGTTGCTAATGCCCCTGGCACTGGCGGTGGATTTGGCAACTCTTCTGATTCTGCGGGACCTACTGCTGGATACGATGCTCCTTTGAGTACATTAAAAGTATTCAAGCGTAAAAAGAAATATATTTACCAGAAAAATACCCGCAAAAATTGGAAGCAGTAAGATGGCATTCGGTCTTGGGAAGTTAGCAGTCCTTGAGTCGAAGTTAGATATCTATGAAGATTTGTCCAAAGAGATGTTGGACAAGTTAGAACGTGCTGTAGGAACTATATCCGAGAATAGTAATAAGATTGCTATAATTTTAGAGCGTCATGAAGGACGTTTAGAAGAAAGCGAACGAACAGATCAACTCATCATCAAAATGATTGAGGATCTGAAAATCAAGGTGGATAAAGACCACGAAGCAATGCACAAGAGAGTGTCTGGTCTTCAGAAGAAAGTAGATACCAATGCCAAGTTTGTCATTGGTGCTGGTGCAGTATTGGCTACTCTTGTTGCAGTTCTACAAGTAGTTCCGCCAGTAATAGAAGTATTAACAGCAACACCAACTCAAGTTAGCGTTCAAAAATAAATAATCATGGTTTAAAAACAAACCATGGAACGACATAAAGATTCGCTGTACTACTTCCAAAAACTATCTAACTCGGTCTACATGTGGACCAGTATGATGACTGTCTGCTTGTGGGACCTGGAGGTTGACAGTAGGTTTTGGGAGTGTTAGGATCCCTGCATAGACATTTACAACATGGATTTCGTTGACGTTAGGTTCATCAACCTAATATCCACCAGACTGCCAAAATTTAAGAGGGTCAAACCTGATCTCTACAACTTCAGGTGCCCTATCTGCGGAGATTCCGAGAAGACAAAAAATAAAGCGCGTGGATACCTTTACAGGATAAAGACTAATACAAACTACAAATGTCATAACTGTGGTATCAGTTTGTCATTTAATAATTTCTTGAAACAAGTAGATCCTTCTCTTCACAAAGAGTACACTCTTGAGAAGTTTAAAGAGGGTCACACTGGTAAGAACTTTGTTGCCAAAGAACCTAAGTTTGAGTTTGAGAAACCAAAGTTTAAGAAGACATTAAAGATCGGGTTACCTAAAGCATCTTCAAATGAGGATGCCAAGAAATATCTTGAAAATAGAAAACTTGATCCTGATAAATTTTATTATACGGATAAGTTCAAAGAGTGGACTAATTCTAAAGTTCATACTTTTGATGATCTCATCTATGATGAACCAAGGATTATCATTCCTTTGATTTATAAAGATGAGTTTATTGGATACCAAGGAAGATCCTTAGGTCCAAGCAAGGTTAAATACATTACCGTAATGTTGAATGATGACGCACCAAAAATCTATGGACTTGATACAATCAGAGGAGATGCTCCAGTCTTCGTTACAGAAGGACCTTTCGACAGCACGCTTATACGGAATTCGATTGCTATGTGCGGAGCTGATGCTGATGTTAGTCGTTGGGGGGTTGACAATCCTATCTATATCTACGATAACGAACCTAGAAATAAAGAAATTGTCAATAGAATCAGTAAAACCATCGACAGAGGTTATCAAGTAGTTATTTGGCCAGATCACATCAATTTGAAAGATATAAATGATATGGTAATGTCTGGACTT